GGGCGTTTGTCGGCGCAGTTCGCAATGCGTGGAAACTGGCATGGGTACGGATGATGGCCTGTGAGTCGAGGGCAGCTAATCGTCTAGTAATGCCGAATCATGATCCGGCAAGCTCGATGGGGCGGATAGATGGGTGGGATTGAAATAGCGGAGGTGGCTAGAGCCATGGCTGGTCGCGTAAAAAGGTGATGAATGTCCTCTTGACCCCCTTGCCGGTATAGGGTATAATACGAGCATGGAAACATCGAAGGAGGGGAAGATGAACTCGATCCGTATCATCGACGACAGAGAGGACCTTTCCGCTCCAGTCGAGGACTGGGGCGCGGAGGTAGGGAAGGCGATGGCGAAAGGGATCAACGAGGTCGCTTTTATCAAGCCGGAGACGGTGATCCAGTATAAAATCACTTCACCGGGGACCTACCCTAGCTACCGTGTTCGGCTTCGGGATGCGCTTCAGTGTGCCCGCATTCGGGAGGAAGCTGGGTGGGCAGGAACTAAGGTTGAATTAGTTCGGGGAAAGGGAACAGTCGGCCGGGAGCCAGCGTCGCTCAAGGTAGGCGATAAGGTCTGGTACTGGGCCAGCTTCGGTGTTGGTCCTAGGCTGGAGGCGGTCATCACCAGGGTTGGCGAGAAGGATGGCTGGCTGGTCTATGACTGTGAGACTCCCGCCGGGAAGCGGTGGGGGTACGCAGATCAGTTCGAGAGGCGGGATGAAGAATGAAGTGCACGACGGTTGACTGCCCAAAAGAGGCTTCACATTGGTTACGATATAACGGGGATAAGGTTCCTGGAAGTTGGGTGTGTGAGGATTGCGCCCGCCGCATTCTAGCAGAGTACACAATTAAGCTTCCCCCCGAAGAAGGGGTATGGGATGCTATCCCGATTGACGAATTGGGGGAGCCGGTTGAGGGCCGAATACTTACTGGAAAAGAGGAAGCAAGCACCACCTAGAACCCTCCTTTGCGTAGGGCGGCGGTTTTCGCACTTTCCGCCGCCCTCTCCTTTGGAGACGACCGTGTAACAGAATGCAGACGGGCTTGACTCAGCGATGAGCCTGAACTAGAATAGACCCACGGGAATAGCGTCGAGAAGGACGCCCCCGCGCCAAACGGCGTGGGGGTGTTTCTTTTAGAGGAGGCGATATGTCGCTATCGACGTTACTAGAACGTGGGTTAGGTCAGCGGACACGCGGCGTGGGGGAAACCACGTCGATCATCATGGCGGCGGAGGACAAGGGCGATTACATATCCCGCCCGAGTTACACGAGCGACCTGCTGGCCGCGTACAGGGTTCACAGCTGGACGTATGCCGGGATCCGCGCCATCGGTCGAGCGGTCGCTAGGGTTCCGATCGTGGCGATCGAGTTCAAGCGGACCCCTAAGTTTTCATCCGTTCGGGAGTTTAAAGAAACGACCCAGATAAACAACTGGGCGGAGGCGTTTGAGGCGTGGCTCAAGTTCGAACGGGCGACAGTCGTCGATCACGAAATCCTCGATCTGATTGAACATCCCCTTGATGAGGCTCAGTTGACTCGATACGACCTGATCTACGTTACGTCGGTCTACATCGATCTAGCCGGGGACGCGTACTGGGAGAAGCGGTTTTCCAACAAGGCAAAGACGAAGGTTGACGGCCTGTGGCCGAAGATTGATCCCCGGTATATGTACGCCATCCCCGATGAAAAGACGCTGATCGGCGGTTGGCTTTATCGAATAGGAACGCGGGCCGTCGTGTTTGACAAGGATGAGATTGTCCACTTTGTGGAGTTTAACCCTGAAAATCCCTACTACGGCCTCAGCCCGACAAAGGTTCTGCGAACGCAGCTGATCGCCGATGCGCGGGCGATGGACTGGAACAGGGCATTCTTCGATAACTCAGCGGAGGTTCCTGGTTACCTGAAAGTCGATCGGAAGATCAACCCTTCAGACGCCCGAATGCTGAAAGCGATGTGGGACGAGCAGCACAAGGGCGTCGCTCGGTCGCACGGGATCGCAGTCCTTGGGCAAGGAGCGGAGTATAAGAAGGTCGGGCTATCTCATACCGAGATGGGCTTTCGTGAGTTGCGTCTACTCACCCGTGAAGAAGTCCTGGCTGTGTTGGGAGTTCCTCCGATCGTTGCAGGCGTTTCTAGAGAGCAAGGGCTGAATCGCGCCGTCGCGCAGGTCCAAGAGCAGCTTTTCTATGAGAACACGGTCCTTCCTCGTTGCGAGATGATCGAGCGGAAGATGAACTTCGGCCTGCCTCTTGGCGGTGAGAGAGTCAAGGTGGCGTTCGATGTGACTGGAATTCCGGCACTACAGGAAGATCAGCAGACCAAGGCTCGGATTGGACGGTTCCTCCAACAGCAAGGATGGACGCTCCAGGAACTGCGAACGAAGTACTGGAACTTGCCTGAAGCTGAAGGTGGTCTGGTCAACGACGTCCTGATCCCGATAAATCTCCAAAGCGCGGGGACTGTCGCACCGGCCAAAGGCGTCCGCAGGGTGAGAGGCAAGATCCTCGACGTTACCAAGCTGGCAAGTGATCCCGACACGTTGCTTCCCGACCCTTACGAATCGCTCGTCGATCAGCGTAAGACCCATGCTGAACATTTACCGATCTTAATGGATGAGGGGGCGGATAGGGGGCATCGTCTCGCTCTTGAGTTAGGAATTGAGGTACCGGACGACTGGAGGGGGCGTTACAACTGGCAGCAGCATATCGATCAGTACGTTAACGAGCGGCTAGGGGAAAAGATCGGCGGGAAAGGAATCGTTACATCGATTAACGAGGAAACCCGCACGCGGGTCCGCAGACTCATCCGGGATGCGATGAGAGAAGGGGAAGGGGTTCCTGAAATCGCTAAGCGACTCCGGGAAGCGTTCGACGGCATGAGCAAAACGCGGGCCAAGACAATCGCGGGGACAGAGTTACACAACGCGCTAGAAACTGGGCAGTTCCAGTTCTATTCAGCGGTCCAGGTTCCCAAGAAGCGGTGGCTTGCCTTCCCGTCTCAAGAGAATCCCCGGCAATGGCACCTAGAGGCGATGGACACCTACGCAAATGGTATCCCGATGGATGAGCCTTTCGTCATGTCAACGGGGAATTCGTTGATGTACCCCGGCGACATCGCGGCTCCTGGCGAGGAGACGATCAACTGCCATTGCGACCTAGTTCCCATGAACGAGGCAGGGAAGACACCGGACATAACGAGGAAGGACTTCTTTGCCTGGGAGAACGAGCTACTGACTGACGGAGCGGGGAAGGCATACATAGGGGCGCTGGCGGACTTCTTCCAGCGCGAAAAGAAGCGGTATCTAGATCACTTGGCGACGGTTACAGAACAGGAGGTGTGATGTGAGGAAACTACTTCTTACAGCGGTATTGGTGGCGCTGTGCGCGTTCAGTGCATGGGGCTTAGATCCAACGGATTACGTCAGCGGGCGGTATTTCACTACGCCCTGGGGAACGGTCCTCGCCGGGTTCACCTCGACGGGGATGTTTGATCTGATCGGCGGGGCGCGGTTCGATAACGTGACGTCGAGTTCGACCCTGACGATTACGGAGGACACGATTACCCTAGTCGGGGATGCCTACAACTATGGAGACTCGTTCAAGGTCGGTTACGACAGCGGAGCCTACATCTCGTTTGCTGTTGCGGACACGACAGGGAATCTAACGATCACCCATGCAGGGTCTACGAAGAATGTCAGCTGGACAACGGCGGGGTCCTTTGCCCTAACAGCGGCTTCGCAGACGTTCACAGCGTCTACAGCATGGTACAGCTACACCCCGGCGTTTTATATCGGATACGACTCGGATGCATGGCTGAAGATCGCCGTTGCTGACACGACCGGGAATGTCACGATCACTCAAACGGGATCGAATAAGAGCGTGACGTGGACTGCGGGCGGCGGCTTTGATCTAGCTGGTCCTCTCACCGTAGATGCTGTAACCGCATCAGACAACATTGACGACGCTACAGGAACTAATGATGGAGTTTTGTACGTCAGTCAATTCACGGTTACGTATGCTCAATCAGCTAGCTACACAGTATGCACGATCCCGGCCAACGCTGACGTATTGAAGATTGAGGTCTTGACGACGACCGCATTCACGGGTGGGTCTGCGACGACCATCGATATCGGGTGGTCAGGTAACACCGATAAGTACGCAAACGACCTGGACATCCGATCAGCGGGATATGCGGTCGCCACGGGATATGGGTATATGGGCGATGTCGGCGGCTCGGATCGCGACATCCTTGCACAGATCACAACCGATGATTCAGCGGGATCAGCGACCATCCTCGTCTACTGGACGCGCGGGACGCCGGGAACGCCGTAAGGAGGAGCTATGAAATGCCCAATGTGTAATGCGCCTCTGAAGAAAGGTGCTAAGAAGTGCCCGATGTGTGGGTACGTACTTCCTAAGGAGGCCAAGAAATGAAGATGGTGTGCCCTGAGTGCGGGTTGATCGTGAAGATGTCTCAACCTTCGGGAAAGTGCCCCCGCTGTGGTGCGGACATGGTAGCCTCGCGAAAGATCCGCCTCAAGAGGCGCAAGGGGAGGCGAAAGTGATGGAACGGATGCTTGTAACAGAGGTCCTGGTTAAGGGCGAAACCGAGCATCAGGTGGTCCCGCACGATGAGATTAAGCGGCTCATTGAAACCGACCAATTGGCCGGGGTCTTTAAGTTCGGGCTATATCCACGTGAGGATGTACCTGATGATATTGTCAAGGCGGTGCATACCTTCAAAGGTGACTTCTTGAATCCCACGCGTCCTACAGCATCCGCGATCATTTCCTCTGCTGAGGTTGATCGAGATGGGGATGTTCTGTTATCGACCGGAGTGGTCCTGACCGATAACTTCATGCGCAACCCGGTTGTGTTGCCTTCTCATCAGCACACTTTTCCCGTTGGATTCGATCGAAAGCTGAAAGTAGGTAAAGACCGGATATGGGCGGAGTGGGAGTGGTTGGTGGACGCTCCCGATACGATGGCGCAGACGTATCAACGGTTGTGGGACGCGCATATTCTCAATTGTACATCGGTAGGATTCATCCCTTGGGAATACGACAGGCCGGAGAACATCCCAGGTATGTGCTTTATCAGTTGGGAATTGATAGAGCATAGCCCTGTAGTTATCCCGTCCAATCGTGAAGCGATGAGGACAGAAGGTATCAAGGAGTCTGTTAGGGCGTATGCCGAGGCGATCGCAGTTGGCCCGTCACCGATTGCCAAGGGTCTTTGGGAGGCGGCTGATGCAGCTCTAAGACCGAAGCAGGTAGCGGTGACGATAAAGCCGGAGGAGACTGCTTCCAAGATCAATGACTCTTCCTCCGATGAGGAGGATATTGACGGCAAGATTCAGGATCTTGATGAATATCTCTCGAAATTTGTTGGCTCGCCACGAAATCCTTTCGGTGCCCATTGTAGCTTCCGGTTCAAAGGCGGTGCAGACGGATACAAAAAGGCTTGGCGCATCCATTTCTCTCAGGTGAATGGCGGTGCGTTGACGCCCGAGGCGTCTGCCCCGATCAGAGGAACGGTACGGCGGGTCGCCATGATAGCGGCGGCGATGAAGCCTCCGTGCAAAGTAATTGATGCTGAGCAGATAGCAGCGCGGACAGGGCCGAAAAGCCCGCTGCCTGGGACCTATCCGGAAAAACCTAGCGATTACGGCCTCAACGCTTGGCTAAAGCCAGGAGATGAGGGGGTAGATCCCGAAAAGGCCCTTCGCTTTACCTGCGCCGATCTGAATGTAATAAAGCGTGCGGCCGT